TGATCTAAAGCTTCATATATGCCCATTTTATTCTCCAAGTAAATTCGCTTTAACGATTTGCACAAGCTGATCAACCTCTTTATCAGCCAAACCAATAAAGCCACGATCTTTATTAACAGCATAACCATAATCTTGCACAGGTGGCAAAAGACCAATAGTGAATTTTGTATTTGTTGCATCAAGCACTACAAAGTTTTGTATCATCATCCCTGATAGAGTTAAATCAACGGACGCCGTTTGACCTTCAATCGCATTTGATCGCTTGCGAGATTTGTCTTTATATTCAGCATATCCACCAGCAAAAAACATTGAGTTAGGTTTTTTAACTCCACCTTTAGGTTTTAATCTTTTGTAGGTTGTTGATTTATATCCAATGTAAATAGGTTTTGTTGAGTATGCCTTAAACTTGCTCAAATTATAATCCAAGCCTTTGTAAATTCTGATCTTGATGATTGCTAAGATATCTTGTGCAATTCCTATCATCATAGGCTTACTCAGATTTAAGGCTGGCAAGTTTAGGCTTAATGTTGCTTTCATTTACCATCTCATATTTCTTGAAGGGATAAACTGAGCTTCATACTCTCCAACTGATCGACCTGCAAAGTTGCCACGAATATCAGAGCTTGCACTTACTCGCTGATTGTTCTCAGTGGTTTGGATGATGCCATCTGTATTCAAATCAAGGCTGATTGTTTTCATAGAAAGATCAGCAAGTTCAATGCCTCTTGCTCGCATTTTCTCGCTTAAATCAATATTTCCATTAAGCTCATGTATCCTAGCAATCGCAAGATAAGCATGAGCTTGTAACAAATCGTGTGAATTGTGTATATCATCTTCATCAATATCTCTCGGTACAATCAAATCTCTTACATATAAAGCAAGCTCATCAAGTGCTGATGATATTTGCTCTTCAAAGCCGTTTGCCCGTCTAGGTGCTAGATCAGCAATATGTGGAAAAATTGAGCATAGCTTATTATGATCTAAGCCAGTATCAAAAGGACGAGGCACAATCTTTAAAGAGCCTTTTTCAACTCTATTGATTGTTTGTGTGCCTTCGCTTTGTACATATTCAACGGCATAAGCAACGGTCTGCTTAGAGGCGGTGACATTGGAAGATGAGCAAGTATAAAGCCAACTAGCAAATTGAATTGTTGAGTTAGATGTGAATGCTATATCTCTAGGCAATGGATCAGCTAAAATCAGTTGTGTTCCAGTGATACGAACGATCTTAATTGAAAAGAAAGTATCTGCATCAGTAAGCAAAAAAGCATCAGATTGAAATTGCTTTAAAGCGGTGGCTGATGCTGACAAAGTCATAACTCGTCTATCTCTATCTAAATCAGTAGCCACTAAATCAGATCGACCTTGAGACATAGCACTTGTGATTGTGCTTCCATCGAGATAGAAGGCAATTGATGGAGTGCCACTGATTGGATGTGGAGCTTGCCAAATGAAATTATAGTTTTTGCCTTGTTGTGCTTTTCTCATGTTGTTATGTCCTTTATCTCACTATCTGAAACCACCGTTAAATCATTGACCTTTAGAAATCCCTTGCTAACTGGAGCCCATGAATGTCTGCAATTATAGCCACCACCAGCAGTCAATGGAGGACCACTTGAAGGCTGTCCATTGTCAAGCTTGATGATCTGTTTCTTAGATAGCACTTTTCCAACAAGCTTGCGACAAAATGGACGAGTTATCCCATCTTTAGGCCCAACATAAATGAAGTTTTCTAAGCCTGCTTCATCAGCATTTAAAGCGTTGATAGATCTCCCAAATTCAGCGATCTTCGTTCTTGCTTGAGTAGTACCGACGCCAACTGATTTCTCAAAAGCAATTCTCATCTGATCAAGTACAGGCTTTGAGCTTCCAACAATAATCGCCGTTGTTGCCATGTTGCGAATTGCACTACTAAGAGAAGGCAAGATTTGAGCATCAAAAACTTGTGATGAAGTTTGCTGAGCAATCGCTTGAATGAGATTGGGAGGTGCTGATTTAAACTCAGGATCAATCGCAAGAGTTGCCTTATTGATCAATTCCACTATGTCCACTTGAGAACGCTCAAAATAAGTCAAAGCGTCTCCCATGCCACTTGAGATTAAAAATGATTTAAGCTCATCAGGTGACATACTAACAAGCATCTGCCCTTGACCTTGTTGCACCATTTCAGCGATTGCACGATATAATCGATTTGTCGCTTTCTTCATTTCTTCCTCAAATGTTTTAGCTGAATTAACCTCTTTGACGAGGACATCCAATCTCATTTTGAGCAAGAGTTTTAATTGTGGATTGCGTTCATTAATCCATTGTTTTCTGATATCCTCTATTGCCTGTTGATCTGCATCACTAGCTTCAGCTAGGTGCACCATATTATTGAGAGAATTAAGGCAATAAGGACAATTAAGCATACGAACATTAAGCTAAACAATCAGTCAAGAGGAAACCATAATTTTGAGCGATGATCTTATCCTGATGGGTGTGTTCCATCCAAACAGTGCGTTTTGTCATAGCAAGATCATCATAAGCACCTGAAGAATAACCTTCATATACAAAATTGAGAGCGGCTACTGGCATAACCTTGACGCCGTTCTTATTTGCAATTGCATCTGATCCCTTCATGATACCCATGAAAACGCTATCATCAGTCCATACTTGAGCTTCAGAAGAGGTTAAGCCAGCATTTGCTGTTTCTTTACGAGCTTGACCAACATGTACATTTGGGATGCCTAAAACTTCTTTGAGAACAGAAATCACCATGTCATCTTTCATCAAGCGATTGCCTGATGCTGTACCTGATGGAGTACTACCAGCAGTGAAAAAGCCTCGTACTTCTGCATTTCTAGCTAAAGCACGCAAAGCACCATAACCTAAAACTAAAGTGTCGGGATTGATGCCATGGCTGTTTGCACGAATAACATCGAGCAATGCATGAAGATCAGTTAAAGGTTCAGCGCCTGCTTGATTCCATTGTGTACCATTTGAGCCACTAGCCAAAGATGCAAGAGCTGAGGTATAAGAGCCCCAATTGCTAGCACCAAATAGGAGATTGGCTAAACGAGTTTCACGATTTAAGAGCATTGATCTTTGCACTTTTCTAAAAGATCGTTGTTCTTCATTGCCTGGATATTGTGAATACTTGATATCTTCAAGAGCAATTTCATCACTTAAAGAATAAATCTTTGCTGAGAAGGTTGTGCTTGAACGGTCAAAGTTGCCAATGCGTTGACGATCTGCACCAGGTGCACGCTGAGCATCAACATCAGGAGAGCCCATAAAGTTGCGTGTTTCTTCGATCAAGAGAGTACCTGTTGGACCAATTGCTTTGACATCAACATTTTCAATAACTTGATCGGCGATCAGTTGTCCATCGCTAGGAATTGCTTCAATGGCAAGGTTGCGAAGGATTTCGTTGACTGGATGAATATTGCTATAAGATGAGTTAGCCATTTGATTAGACTCCTAAAGAGACATTGAAAAGGATTTCGATTTCTTCATTTGCACTTGCTGCGGTATTTGCAACATTTGGCAAGAAACGACCGGCGATGATTTGTGTGCTTTCTGCTGAGCCGTCATAAGCATACACTTTGCCAGCAAGACCAGGCATAACAAAAAAGTGAGTTCCAGCGGTGATAGTACCACCAGCAACAACACGAGAAACACCGCTGATGCATACATTGATAGCATCACCACTTGCACCAGCAAGTTGAGCAATACCAACAGGAACATCAGTGGCGGCGGTGCAAGGTGTAACTTTGCCAGCACTATCAACCTTAACCAAGGTCAAGGCGGTGATAGATGCAGATGCGATAAAGGTCTTATAGATAGCATGATTATTTAAGCTCATGATTATTATCCTTTGAAATGTTTGATGTAAGCATCAGGTTGTTCGTTTTTCATGACATTTAGGGCTTCTGAAAATGTGATGCCTTTTGTCTTTTTAATTTCATTCACTTGATCAATAAAGCTGATCTCTTGAGCGGTGCTAGCATGTCCCTTTTCAGAAAGGTTGATCGCTTGATTTGCTTTTCTTTCGCTGAATGATTGCCAAATAGCTGGGAATTTATCCTTGATATCATAGGCTGATTCAACGGCTGAAATTTCACTAGGTGCAATCTTGCCAGTGTTAAGCAAGCCGTCAACAACAAGCTTTCTTTCAGCTTGATGC